CAGATAGTTTAGTTTATGCTTCTTGTTTAAGAGCTAAAAGTGAAGGCAGTAGTGATAAGTTTTATAGAGACATAGAAGACAGTATAGCTAAGTTTGATCAACAATATATGAAAATAGTTAATGACTTAGAAGAATTATACGATATAGAAAAGATATATACTTTTAATGGATCTAAAGGAAACTTTAGAAAGATACTAACTAAAACATATAAAGCTAATAGAAATGACACTGAAATACCACCTTTATTATCTCAAATGCATGAGTTTGTTAGAAAAGAATATAATGGTTTATTTGCTTACGGTATTGAAACAGACGATTTAGTTGCTAAATATTGGTATGATATATCTAAAGAAGTAGGTAGAAATAAAGTCATGATAGTTTCTATTGATAAAGATTACAAACAATTTCCTTGTTTAATGTATAATTATCATTTTAAACATAGAGAAGTTTATGATATAACAGAACAGCAAGCATTATATAATTTCTACGAACAAATGATTATTGGTGATGGAGCTGACAATGTTAACTATTTTAAAGGTAAAGGAAAAGCTTATGCTAAAAAACTTTATAAATCATGCGATACTAAATTTTGTTACGTAAAGAATTTATATAATTTATTTATACAACATTACAAAGGTAAAGCAAAACAGAAATACATAGAATGCTATAATTTATTAAAACTAAGAACAAAAATATGAGTTTACATTATAAAACAGATCAAGGAATAGAAGTAATAGATGTTGTGCAAGCATACAGATTAAACTTTAATAGAGGAAATATAATTAAATATGTTTGTAGAGCAGGTAAAAAAGGCTATGAGTATTTAAAAAGTAATGAAATACAAGATTTAGAAAAAGCTTTAGATTATTTACAACATGAAATAAAGTATTTAAGAGAAGAACAAAGCAGAGTAATTAAAAGTAGAGAAAAACAAGATAAATAGTTATGTATATAAATATTGAATTAAAAGAAACAGATAGAAAAGATTTTTATAAATTTACAATTAATGGCGTAAAACTTGGAACATGGGAACAAGGCCAATTAAGATATTTAATAGAAAAGATAGATAGTAAAATAACAAGATAATGACATTAGAACAATTAAAAGACGAGTTACATAATTACTACCAATTTGATATAGCAACTAAAAGTAGAAAACGTGAAATAGTATATGCTAAAAAAGTATTTTGTAAGATAGGTTACGAATTAGGTTATACTTATGATAAAGTAGCAGCAGTATTAAATGCAAATCATGACTTAGCGATATATCATGCTAGTACTATAAATTGTATAGAAGATAGAGATAAAATGATATTTGATAAAATAATAGATGACTATAGTTTATTTATTAAAAAATTCAATGCACAAAAAAAGCGTATAATAATAAAAGGTATACAAGACAACTTAGAAAAACAAAAGTCAGAAGAATACAAAGACCTCATAACGGAAATAAACAAAACAATAATAAACTGGGATAGAGATAGTATAAGAGACTTTATAGATACTAGACTAAAAGTATATGATAAATCTTTAACTAATAAGATTAAACAAAAAGAAATAGCTAAAGTTCCAGGTGCTAAACTAATTAGAAAAGTAAAAAACACATTGTTGAGTTAAAATTATTTATAAATGTTTATATATTAATATGAACAAAACTGAACAACATAAAAAAGCTATAATAGCAGCTTTAGAAAAATCCTTAGGTGTAGTAACAGAAGCTTGTAGAAAAGTAGGAGTAGGTAGAACAACATTTTATGGTTGGTTAAAAGATGATAAAGAATTTGCTGCAGAAGTAAAAGACGTACAAAATATAGCATTAGACTTTGTTGAATCAAAGTTATTTGAGAACATCAGAGAAGGCAAGACAAGTGAAATGATATTCTACTTAAAAACTAAGGGAAAGTCACGTGGTTACATCGAGAGACAAGAAATAACAGGCGCAGACGGATTACCTAACAACTTCAAAGTAGAGATAATTGACAACACAAAAGATACAGACTAATATTGTCTATAAACATCTACTTAATAGTCAACAAAAAATAGTAGTACAACAAGGAGGTACACGTAGTGGTAAAACATATAATGTACTATTGTTTATTATATTTGAATATTGTTTAAAGCAACAAGATAAAACTATAACAATCTGTAGAAAAACATTCCCAAGTGTTAGAGCTACAGTAATGAGAGACTTTATAACTATATTAAGACAATATGGTTTATATAGAGAAGAACACCACAATAAGTCTAATAGTGAATACAAATTAAATAACAACCTCATCGAGTTTATAAGTGTAGATCAACCACAAAAAATTAGAGGTCGTAAAAGAGATATATTATTTATAAATGAAGCTAACGAATTAGACTTTGAAGATTGGCAACAATTAGTATTTAGAACACAAGAAAAAATTATATTAGACTACAATCCATCAGATGAATACCATTGGATCTACGATAAAGTATTAGTTAGAGATGATGTAGAATTTTATAAGACAACATATTTAGATAATCCATTTTTAGAAAAGTCTATAATAAAAGAAATAGAATTACTAAGAGAAACAGACGAACAATATTGGCAAATATATGGATTAGGTGAGAAAGGCTTAAGTAAAGCAACTATATTTACTTATGTTGAGGTACCACATATACCACAAGATGCTGAGTTAGTTAGTTATGGAGCTGATGCAGGTTATACAAATGACCCTAGCACATTAGTTAGTGTATATAAGAAAGATCATAACTTATACATACAAGAACACTTATATCGTACAATGATGACAACTAGAGATTTAAGTGACCACTTCAGAGAAGTAATAGAAAACAAAAGAAGTCCTATATATTTTGATGCAGCAGAACCTAGACTTATAGATGAACTTAGGAGAATGGGACATAATATACAACCAAGCTTAAAAGGTAGAGATAGTATAAATGCAGGTATTGACTTATTGAAAAGATATAGAATACATATAACAAGTAGTAGTGATAATGCTATAAGAGAATTTAGAAACTATAAATGGTTAGAAGATAAAACAGGTAAGTTAACTAATAAGCCAGTAGATAAAAACAACCATATTATAGATGCTGTAAGATACGCAACTTATTCAATAATGAGTAGACCAAACTTTGGTAGGTATGCAGTTTACTAATCTCAAAAAATAATTAAAAAATGTTTATATATAATTATGAAAGTTAATCTAAGAATCCCAACAAGTTTAAATGATGTTACTTTAGCACAATATCAAGAGTTTGCAAAGTTAGAAAGCAAGTTAGATGAAACTAATGATGCGTCTATACAATTAAAGATAGTAGAGATATTTTGTAATGTACCAGAGATTGTAGTTAGAAATATGAAAGCTACAGACATAGCAGAAATTTGTGAGATAATAAATACTATGTTTGATTCACAACACCAGCTTATAAATAGGTTTACACATAATGGAATTGATTATGGTTTTATACCAGAATTAGATGATATGTCATTTGGAGAATATATGGACTTAGATTCATTCATAGGAGATAATGATAATTTGCATAGAGCAATAAATGTATTATTTAGACCAATAGAACATAGAAGAGGTAATAGATATAAAATAAAAGAATATAATCCAGACACAAGTGATATTGCTAAAGAGTTTCCATTAGATGTAGTTTTAGGTGCCATTGTTTTTTTTTACAATTTAGGCAAGGACTTATCTATAGTTATGATGAACTCTTTGGGCAAGAAGAACGAGATAGCTTTAGCACAGCATCTGCTTTCTCAGCCAAATGGGGATGGTTTAACGCACTCTATGGAATCGCTAACGGAGATATTACAAAATTTGAAAATATCACTAAACTAAATGTGCATCAATGTTTAACGTATTTAGAATATACAAAAGAGAAAAACGAAATAGAATCAGCAAGAATAAAAAACAAGTTTAAATGATACAACACTTATTAGGACTATGCGAATGTCATATAGGTATATCAGTAGTTTTTTTAGCAATTATAATTAAAACAATAATCAATGAGCCAAACAGGGATAAGAGGATTTTACCAATTAACAGAAACGATTAAGACACAACTCTTAAGTGATGTTAATGTAAATACAGTTACAACAGGAGATATATTTGACATAGACTTATCTAAGCAAAGTATATTTCCTTTATGTCATATTATAATTAACAATGTTACTACACAAGAACAAGTATTGTTATTTAACATAACTGTTATGGCTATGGATATTGTAGATGAAAGTAAAAATAAAACAACAGATATATTTGTAGGTAATAATAATGAGCAAGATGTACTTAATACACAATTAGCAGTATTAAATAAATTAGTAATGGTATTACGTAGAGGTACATTATATAGTGATAAATTCCAATTACAAGGAGACGCAACATTAGAACCTTTTTATGAAAGGTTTGATAATAGACTTGCTGGCTTTGCTGCAACAATGGATGTTTTAATTCATAATGATATTACAATATGTTAGCAGATAAGTATTTAAAAGATGAATTAAATAAGTTTGCTAAATATGTTATACAACAATCACGTAGCAATTTATCTAAAAGCAAAAAGAATGTATCTAAGGAACTATATAATAGTTTAGGGTATGAGATATCACAGAGTGGCTCAACAATATCTCTAGGCTTTGATATGGTTGATTATGGTAAGTTTCAAGACAGAGGGGTTAGTGGTACAGAAAAGAAATATAACACACCATATAAATACACAAACAAGATGCCACCAGCTAAGGCATTTGATAAATGGACTATTAGAAAGGGAATAGCACCAAGAGGCAAAGGTGGTAAGTTTGAAAAGAGAAAAGGATTGAATTACGCAATAGCTAAATCAATATATAAGAAAGGAATAAGACCAAGTATGTTTTTTACAAAGCCTTTTGCTGCTGCATTTAAGAGATTGCCAGATGAATTAGTAGAAGCATACTCAATAGGGATAGAAAAACAAATACAAGTAAACATAAGCAAATGAGCAAGATAAACGCAAGAAGTCCATTTTACATATCAATAACTGCAACTAATTTAACAAGCTGTAAGTTAGAGTTGTTTATATATACAGGAACACAAACAACTAACAGACCAACAACAGCTACTTATACACTACAATCATTTGCAGTAGAAGAAAGATGTACTTTTGAAATAGCAGAGTTAGTAAGAGATTACTTTACTAATACATTTGATGGAGATTATGCAAGTGAGATATTATGGGTAGATTATAGAACTACTGAAACACACCAAAATGATATTCAACCTACAAGTAGCTTTGCACAGTTAAAAGGATTCTATGGTTATGGCTTTTTTGAAGATGGTATAAACCCAACTAACAATCAAGGGTTATTACAGTCTAACACTACTATAGTTAAGTTAGATGATGCACCAGCTACAATAGCTGTAGACACCTCAACAACAACACAAGTAACATACGAGCTTAATGGAGATATAGTATATACAAAAGCTATTAGTTCAAATTCAGTATCTACAACACAAATAGAGTACGTTACAAATGGTATAAATGGCTCTGATGAGTTTGAGGATAGAGTAATACAAGATGGTGGTACTTTTGAGGGTAGTTCTTGTTTAGATGCTTTTAGTGATGAGTTTACTTTATTTGACTTTGACACAATATATGTAGATACTACAAGTGGTGTTACTAAGCTAACTGTAAAGAATGAAACTGAATGTAAGTTTACACCTTACAAAATAACATTTATAAATAAGTTTGGTAGCTTACAAGATATATGGTTTTTTAAACGTACTAATGAAGTCTTAACAACTAAAACAGAAAAGTTTAAAAGAAACATAATTAGTAGTGCTACTTATAACATAAGCAACCATCAAGATAAAACACTTACAAAGAATGGTAAAGAGAAACTAACACTAAACACAGGATATTATCCAGAGGCTTATAATGAAGTATTTAAAGAAATGCAATTAAGTGAGGATTGTTGGATAGAGATAAACTCTAAGACATTACCGATACAAGTAACAAGTAGCTCTTTTGCGTATAAGACACAATTAGATGACAAGATAATAAACTATACAATAGAAATAGAGTTTGCCT